ATCTAGTGAAATGGCAATGATGATTGCCGAAATAACTTTAGTATCAGATGTGGCCAATGAACTAAAAAATGACCTTCGCACAGATTTAAGAAGAGTTGAATCTATAATAGAAGACGTGGAGCAGAATCAAAAACAAGATTCTCGTGAAAATCAAGCCGACATTAAAAATGCAATTAAAGATATTAAAGAAGAAATGATTGAGTTAGAAAAAAAAGTGGCAGATATGATACAAAAAACTTTAGCTAATCCTTTGGCAAATATGAAATAAAGTGCACCCCCCGCGAGGATCTATTTTTACATATCAAATTATAAAATTTTTATATAAAATAATAAAATGACTCAAAAAAATAATTCTGAATATTTTACTCCTCATAAAAAAAGAACTAGTATAGGTCATTCCAAAAGATCTAAACCTTTAAACAAACACAAAAGAAGGTCATGGAAACGTTACAATCAGCAAGGAAAATAAAAGAAGATGTTAAATTATGGTCTAAACATTTTCTTGAAGTTTCTAACAAACATCTTGGTGGGTTTCCAGCATGTCCTTTTGCTAAAAAAGCATGGTTAGATAATAAAGTTCAAGTAGAAGTAAAAATCAAAAACTATCAGTATAAAAAAGAATTAAATGAACTAATATATAAATTAGATTTTAAAGAAAAAGAAATTTTAATATTTTGTGATCCTTATTACAGTTATACACCAAATAAACTTCATGAAATTACAGAAACATACAACGATAAGTATAATAAAATAAATATGTATTTTATGTCATTTCATCCACACAATCCTGCTACTAGCCAAGATCAAGCTTTTTTAGTCGAACCTGAAGGTAAAGTACCGGAAGTAGAGAGTGATTTAAAATATTCTATGATGTTAGTACAAAAGTTCTCGCAATTAGAGGAAGCTTCTGATAAATTAAAGCGATTAGGATATTATAAAAAATGGCCTAACGAGTACTATAAAGATGTCGTAGAAACTCGAAGAAATAGATATAATTTGATCAAAGGAGATCTATCATGATGGGAAAAAAGAAAATGGCTATGAAAAGAGGCGGCAAGCCTGTTAAACTAGCTATGGGCGGAATGACTGCTAAGAAAAAACAAGTTATTAAAAAACGTGGTGGCGGAGTAGCTAAGCGCGGCAAAGGTATGGCTAAGTAATTAGATGTCGGGATTGAATACTAAAACACCAACCTATTCTACAACAGCTGGATTTATTTTAGATTTAGATATGCTTGTAGAAGAAGCTTTTGAAAGATGTGGTTTACAAGATAGAACTGGTTATCAATTAAAAAGTGCAAGGCGTTCAGTTAATCTTATGATTGCCGAATGGGCAAACAGAGGATTAAATCTTTGGACTATTCAATCCCGTACAGCTACTATTGTAAAAGGAACACAATCAATTTCAGGATCAGATCTTTACAGCGTAGACGCTGCAGGAAATGCTACAACAGATGATAACGCAAGTTCTCAAATTGTAGATGTTCAAAGCGCAACAATGTCAAACAACAATGGTGATTTTTCTATGACTAGAATAGGAAGAGAAACTTATTCGGATTACACTGTTAAAACAACTGAAGGTAGACCTAGTCAATTTTATTTTGAGAGAACTATTCTTCCAACACTTTATTTATTTCCAGCGGCTGATGCCACTTACACATTAAAATACTATGCTTCGATTAGAATGACAGATTTAGATGACTACACAAACAATGCACAAATACCTTTTAGATTTTTACCATGTCTTGTTTCAGGTTTAGCTTATTATGTTTCTATGAAATATGCACCTGACAGAATTCAAATTTTAAAAGCAGTTTATGAAGAAGAATTTACAAGAGCTGCTAACGAGGATGTAGAAAAGGCAAGTTACAGTATGGTTCCTCGCCATAATTATATAAGGTAGTCATGGGTAAGTATGCATCTGGAAAATTTGCTTTAAGATTATCAGATCGTTCAGGTCAATCATTTCCTTATAATGAAATGGTTCAAGAATGGAATGGCTCTTGGGTACATGTTTCAGAATTTGAACCTAAACAACCTCAACTAGATCCTAAAAACCATCCTACAGATTTTCAAGCACTACAACATGCAAGACCTCAAGTTGTAAATAATATAGTTTATGTAGGAAGTGGAATTGTTAATTCAAATGTAGGTAGTCCTCAAAAAGGAACATATAGTGGATTTGGAAACGGTTTAGCTACCAACAGTTATGAAACTTTAATACAGGAAGTTACTCTTTCTAATGGGACAGTAATAAAACAAAGAAGTATGATGCCTTTAAGTGTAGAGCAGCCTAATAAAGAAATTCTATTGTCATCTCGTTCAGGAACAGTTACAGTGGTAATATCATGACAACCTATGCTGAATTAGTAGAACAAATTAGAAGTTATACCGAAACAGATAGTACTGTTTTAACACAAACAATTGTAAATGATGTAATACTACAAGCAGAAATTAGAGTATTTAGAGAAGTAGATTTAGATTGTTTTAGATCATATCAATACACAACTTTAACTCAAGGAAATGAATTTGTATCACTGCCTGGACAAACACCGGGCACTATGGCTTTTGTAAGAACAGCTAGTTTTTATAGTCCTACAGGAGCTCAAGCAAATGTCAGAAGTTACTTATTACAAAAAGATATTAGTTATATGACAGAATACTGGCCTAATAGAACAACGCAAGGTTCTCCAAAATACTATGCTATGTGGGATCAAGACACAATATATCTTGCACCTACACCAGATTCTGCGTATAATATAGAACTTGCTTTGAATCGTAATGAAATAGGGTTATCTAGTACAAACACTACTACATGGGTTAGTACTAATGCACCACAAGTTTTATTATATGGCTGTTTAATACAGGCTTTTAAGTTTTTAAAAGGGCCATATGATCTACTTGCTCAATATGAAAAAAGCTATCAAGAAGCGGTACAGCGACTTGCATTAGAACAACAAGGTAGAAGAAGAAGAGATGAATACCAAGACGGTGTTATAAGACTTCCGCTACCATCACAACAACCATAGAGGAGATTAAAAAATGGCAATAGTACAAGCAGTTTGCAACACTTTTAAAAGTGAGCTACTACAAGGATATCACGATTTTTCTGCTAGTGGCGGTGACTCATATAAAATAGCGTTGTTTACGTCAACCGCAAGTTTAGGAGCTGCAACTACAGGATATAATACAACTAATGAAGTTACTAATACATCAGGTTCAGCTTATGTAGCTGGAGGTGAGGCATTAACAGGTCAATCAGTTACAGGAGGATCTTCGGCTTCTACAGCTTATGTTGATTGGAGCAACGATGCACAATGGACTTCAGCAAGTTTTACAGCTAACGGAGCAATGATTTATAATACAACAGCAGACGGTGGAACAAACACTACAAATGCCATTTGTATTTTAGCTTTTGGTGCTGACTTTACAGCTACTAACGGAACCTTCACTGTTCAGTTTCCAGCGCCTGGTACAAGTACAGCTATAATAAGATTATCATAGGATAACTTATGGCATTAATTGTTAATGACAGAGTTAAAGAAACAAGTACTACAACTGGTACAACCGCCTTTGCATTAGGCACAGCTGTTACAGGTTTTGAAACTTTTGCAGTAGGAATTGGTAATTCCAATACTACTTATTATTGTATAGCCCTTCAAGATGGAGCCGAGTTTGAAGTAGGCCTTGGAACTTTAAATAGTGACTCAACAACTTTAACAAGAACAACTATTATCAGTAGTTCAAACAGTGACAGTGCTGTTGACTTTTCTGCAGGAACAAAAGATGTATTTTGTACTCTCCCAGCATCAAAAGCCGTAATTAAAGATGCAAGTGATAATACTAATTTTGCAGATAATGAAAAAATACAACTAGGAATAGGTAATGATTTAAAAATATATCATGATGGAAGTAATAGTTTTATTGATCAAACAGGAGGTACTGGTGAGATAGTATTAAAAGCTGCTTCTAGTCGTAGTACTTTATTAACTAACAGTTCAAGTCAAAATATTATTGCAGCAGGTTCTACTGCAGCTTATTTATATAATAGTGGTAGTGTAAAACTTGAAACAACAACTACAGGCGTGGATGTCACTGGTGTTATAACTACTGATGGTCTTACAACTAGTGCTGATATTAACTTTGGTGATGATGATAAAGCAGTCTTTGGTGCAGGCACAGATTTAGAAATTTTTCACGATACATCTGGTGGAGGCACGGATAACATAATTCAAACACCAAACGTAAGTCATAGTTTAAAAGTAAAATCTGATTCAATAATATTCACAGGGAGATCTGGTTCTAGTTTAGCGTCATTCAGTAATGGAGGCACAGCAACTTTGTCTTACAGCGGTAGTGCAAAACTTAGTACAACGAATACTGGTATTCAAACTACGGGAACTGTTAATGTCAATGGAGCATATACGCTTCCAACTTCAGACGGCACAGCCAATCAAATTTTAGAAACAGACGGTTCAGGAGCAGTAACGTTTGTAGACAAACCAACAGAAGGTGCATCAGCAGGCTTTGTAATTGCAATGTCGGTGGCATTATAGTATGAGTATAAATAGGAGATTATAAATGGCACAGAATTTTAGAAATCAATTAACTAGAATTACAGGAACGTCCGCAGCAGTTATTTTAGCAGAAGCTAATAGTTTTGATACAGTGATAAGTATTAGATGTGCTAACGTAGCAACAACTGCAATCAATGTAGATGTTTACATTATTAGATCATCAACCAATTACTATCTTATCAAGTCAGCACCCATAAGTGTTGGAGGTTCGCTTGAACTAATTGATGGGGGTTCAAAAATTGTATTAGCTGATGGAGATCAAATTGCAGCGGTATCAGATACAGCTAGTTCACTTGACACAGTAGTTTCAATCATAGACACAATAAGTACATAAGGAGTTATACTTGGCCTATATCGGTAACACACCAGCGGAATTTTACCAGACTCTAGAAAAGCAAAGTTTTACAACTTCTGCAACAACAACCTATACTTTAAATTTTTCTGTAACTAATCCTCAAGAGATTGCTCTTTTCATAAATAACATTCGTCAAAATCCAAACAGTTCTTACACTGTATCTAATTTAACTACTTTAACTCTGTCAAGCGCGACAAGTTCTAGTGATGTCATGTACGCTGTATTTTTAGGCAAAAGTGTAGGAACTATTGCTCCAGCTTTAAATAGTGTAACTACAGATATGCTTACTGGACTGATAGCTCCAGCAAGACTTGGTTCAGGAACTGCTTCTTCAACAACTTTTTTAGCTGGTGACCAAACTTATAAAGAAATAACTACAACTCCAGCATCTGGAACTGCATGGCAATCAGTTCAAACAACAGCATTTACAGCAGTAGCTGGTTATGCTTATCCTTGCAATACAACTTCAGCAGCTTTTACAGTTACACTACCTTCATCAGCTAGTGTAGGTGATACCATTCAAATA